CGATAAAGGACGTATTTTTCCAAAACCATTAGCAAGTGTAGGTGTTCCCCCAGTTTTATCAGATGGTACACGTAATATCGACTTTTCTGTAAATAATATTAAGCCATACAATATAATAAATGATGAAGGGGAAACAGTGACATTATCACGGGAATCTGGAGTCAATTATATGAAAAAAATAGGTAATGCTAAACAACAAGTATCACATTATAATTTCAAATGGGGCAACGTTGGTGATGAATTAGTAATATTACATTTTTTAACATATTTAAATGAACAAGCAACCAATGGCAAATTTGGTAAAAGTCGAATTTTATTATGTTGTGGAAACCACGAAATTATGAATGTTCTTGATTTTGATAATATTTTAGAAAAAGAATATGCACATCCAATGGATGCCGAGCTTTTTGGTAGCGATTTTAAAATGAGAAAGAATATGCTTAAACCGGGTGGAATATTGGCACAAAAATTCAGTTGTATATTAAAGGTAGTTGTTATTGTAGGTGATTTTATATTTTTACACGGTGGTCTGAATCGAATCAATATGGCTAAAATAACAAACATTGGCGACATCAATAGTATTAACGCTTTATTACGTAAATATTTAATGGGAGAAACGATGGATCCCGTCGAGAATGAAGATATACAAACCTATTTTGTATCAATTGAAAATTCGTTATTATGGGATCGCAGTGTAGGTGAAAAAATTGTGCATGATATGAACTGTACCGATATATTGAGTATTTTTAGTAAAAAATTACAAAATCCAAATTTTAATATTGTCATTGGGCATACAATACAGGGTGATTGTAATGATGAACCTGCACCAGGTATAGCATCAGTTCGATTTCAATACGATAGAAAAGATGTCAAAGGAAATATAATAAAACGATGCGCTACATTGCCTACAACCGCATGTAAGAATCGCGTATATAGAATCGATACGGGAATAACACGTAGTCAAGGTGCGGCTGATTATAGAACTCCTGTATATGGACGTCTAAATAGTTTACGTATAGAACTGGACAAGTATGGTAGTAAAAAGAATGTTTTTGTTCATAACCATTTATTGGGCAGGCTTCCTATGTCATAGATACGTGCTATGTTATATTTATCCACAAAATATTGTTGGTTTATGGAAAGTAGATAAAACAACAATATTCATATAAATTAAAAATATGTTTTATATCAATAATAGACTTAAATGATGAATAGGTTATATATCTTACACCATCATGTTCCATTGATAACATATCGTATAACTGTTTCTCTATATCAACAAAATGTATGTGCATGGTATTTATTTATTTTTTAAATTCATCGAATGTTATCATACCGTTTCCAGCTACATCATATGCGTGTTGTGTTTAATCTTTATCCAGAAAAATATTCAATAAATTATCTAGGGGAGAAATATCGTGAATATTTTTTTGTTATATAATGGTCGGCATCTTGAAATTCACTGTGATTGCGCACAGTTCCGGTTGAGCAATCTTGGGGCAAGAGTTTATTATATTGACACGGTGTGTTATTTACTCGAAAATCAGGACGCATTCGTAATTTATCTTCACTCGAACTATGTCTATTATAAACAGATAGACTTACTTTACACATTTATTTTAGTATATCATTCCATCCTAAAATAAATAATTGCGTACAAATTAAAATGTATATGATAATTATATTTATTTTATATTTATTCTTTATTATCCAATGGACTATCTGTTATTTTCGTTCCGCAATATTTAGCGGGTTTGCGTCTAAAATCCTGACGTTTATAAGCTCCAATTTTAATAGCGGCTTTCAATAAAAAGCGAAAATTATCCCAAAACTCCTCGGTATGTCCCGTAGATTTTGTCATAACGTGTCCTAATTCGTGAAGAGATACAAACATTAATATATTTTCATCTTCTAATCGAGCCTCTTTATCTTTAGATCGAATACATAGAACAATTTTCTCGCCTTTATTCACACTATAACTTGTATATTTACTACCCGACTCACTTTCTTCCATATTATTTGGCCGAAATTTAGTAACAAGTCGTGCAACTCTTTCTTCTTTAGGATATTTTTTCATAACAAATTGTGTCACCCGTTCCAATTTTTGACGAACACTTGCAATTAGATTCGCGGCTGTTTGTTTATCTTCTACATTGCGCACCAAATACATATTTCCATCCACCGTAGATTTTACATAAATCAATTTACTATTTTTTGCGTCAATATACAAGTAGATTGATACCAATATAATAATTGTAACTACGAACTTAATTAGGTCACTCATATAGATAACAACGCAATATATGTATAGTTAAGAAAATGTATTGCTGCGTTAAGACAAAATACGTAAATAAAAAATTGATATAAAGACTTGTTGTATAAAGTCAAGCAAACCATTTACCATAGTAATCAATCATGTCTAAAAAATCAGCAGCTTACTTGGAATTCCAACTTATTGGGTTTTATACAGAAAATATATTTGAAAAGATAGATATAGATGCCGATATTACGAATACAGATAGGGATAGTTGTGGTTCCAACACAGACGATGACGATGACAACACTGATAACCAGAACGATGAAGATGATGACGATATAGAAGAAGATGAAAAACCAACAACAATGATCAAATGGAGCGCACGTGAATACAAGATATATTTGGTTGGACGTACTGCACAAAATAAAACGGTATGTATTACATTAAATGGATTTACACCATTCTACTATATTATGATTCCAGATTATTGGAAGAAAAATCATTGTTCCAATTTTGTGGATTGGATATTGGATAGTATTGAAAGCAAACAGCGCGACAGCTTCCATAGCTGGGATGTTGTTGAAAAAAAAGTATTCGCTGGATTTACAAACGACCAAAATTTTAAATTTATTCGCCTGAAATTTAAAAATACACATGCAATGAACAAAACAATTGACTTATTTGTCGGTCGCGAAGGAGACCGCAAATTGGATAATGAGACGCGATATTTTCGCAAATACAATTCGCGCAATTTTACCAAATATGATGTTCCATTATTGGGCGATGACGCAAACCAGTTTGAATTTCGATTGTTTGAGAGTAATATTGACCCCATACTAAGGTTTCTTCACATTCAAGACATTGAACCATGTGGTTGGGTAAAAATTCCACTCCAATTACCAGCTACGCCGAAATTCGAAAAGATGTCAAAACAAGACAAGGCGAAATATGTATTGACACCGAATAATCCAGCAATATCAACATGCACATATGATATGTCATGTCATTGGACAATGGTTCAACGTTGTAATAACACAACAAATATGGGGTTTGTTATTATGAGTTTTGATATTGAAACAGATTCGAGCCATGGTGATTTCCCACAGGCAAAGAAAGACTATTTAAAAATTGCGCGAGATTTAGCGGAATGGTGGTGTGTTCTTCATAAAAAGATGGATGAAATTAAACTTTGCATCCAGCAGCAAAAAAAGAATACACTATTAGGTGCCTTATGCACAGATATATCTGTATTAGAAAAATTAACTAACCAAAAAGCAAATGCTGTTACCACGATTGTTGAATATTTAACCCATAGTTTCTATAGTCCATATGACGCATCCAAGCAAAATGAAGTTATTGGACAGCCAGGAATATTCCATATTTTCACGAAAAAATCCTTGCCGGCAGATTTTATAGATTCTATCAAAAGAGCGGCGCGTTATTTGTCAACACTATGTAATATAGCCTACAATAGCTCAACAATCAAACAGAAATCTCTTAATATTGATAAGATGAACCAGATTATGAATAAATACCTGAAACCCTGTGCCGATATTGAAGGTGACCAAGCAAAACAAATAGGCTTAAAGTTTATTCGATATGGTGAGAAAAAATGTTTCAAAAATATTCTTATTAGCTACGGAACATGTGATAAAATTGACGATGAAACGGAAGTTATTGTTGTTGAAACGGAAGGTGAGCTACTTAAAGAATTTGCGGCAAAAACGCGCGAATATGACCCTGAATTCATTATTGGCTATAACATCTTCAATTTTGATTTTCCGTTTCTATATCATCGCGCAGAAGAATGTGGGCCGCGTATTCTTAGTGAATTTCAGGATTTGGGACGTATTGTAGATAAAAAAAGCTACTTAATAGAAAAACACGGTAAAGTCAAAACACTCTATCTTGAAATTCCCGGACGTATTCAAATCGATATTTATAAAATATTACAACGCGAGCAGCCGAATTTGGATAGTTATAAATTGGATAATGTATCCAGTCATTTCATTAAATCAAAAATAAAAAAAGTGGAGCCAATTGAAGGTGGGAATGGAACACATATTTATGTGGATGATATCAGTGGAATTTATGCTGAAAATTTTATCCATTTGATGTTTGTAGAAGGATATACGGAAAATAAAATGGACCAGAAATTCAAGGTTTTGCGCACACACAAAGAGGGCAAAGATGCTATTATCACGATAGGTGAAAATGTTGTAGAAGATTTATCACGATACAAAGAGAAACTATGGTCATTGGCAAAGGATGATATGAGTCCCAAGGAATTATTTAGACGTTTTAAGGGTAATTCCGCTGACCGTGCGCTCATTGGTAAATATTGTATGATGGATGTCAATTTATGTATAGAGTTGATTTTAAAACTACAAATGATTACCAATAATATGGGTATGGCGAATGTATGTTTTACACCACTTGACTGGATTTTTATGCGCGGACAAGGGGTGAAAATTCTTAGTCTCGTATCGAAAACGTGTCGCGAAGAAGACTATTTATTACCTACCTTGTTGATGGATGGACGCGAACAACAAAAATATGAGGGTGCTTTCGTATTGCCACCGAAACCCGGTGTTTATTTGGATGACTATGTGACGGTGCTGGATTATAATTCATTATATCCTAGTAGTATGATTGCTGAAAATTTATCACACGAAACGTATTGTGGCGCGATGTCGCGGTGTAATCAACACAATGAAATTGAAGCGGTTACAAATGCCATATTAAATCTATATGAAGATGATGCACGTGTATGTCCCAAGTGTATCAATTTGAACTTGTGCTCTACTAGCAGCACAAGCAAAGAAAATGATGCTTATTGGTTAGGTTCAGTTGGAGCAAAGCGTATTGTGGATTTGAATCTATCATATGAGGATATTCCACACGATATATTCGAATTTACATTGACAAAAGCAGGAGCAATCAAATCAAAGACAAAAATAGGTGTTAGGATTTGTCGTTTTATCCAATATCGTGAAAATGCAAAAGGGATTTTACCTCGTATTTTAATGAATCTTTTAAAAGCACGTAAAGATACACGCACACAAATGACATTCGATACGGTTAAATTAAGCACGGGCCAGGAACTAACGGGTGTTGTATGCGAAAATGACGCAGACAATTCAATTATAATTAAAGATACGAATTTCAAGCCGATATGCGACACATTTTCAACGGATATAGTAGTTGAACGAAAACAGCGATACAATGATTTTGAATTGTCAGTATTAGAAGGCTTGCAATTGGCATATAAAGTAACAGCGAATTCACTCTATGGGCAAATTGGTGCGAAAACAAGCGCGATTTTTCTTAAAGATATTGCAGCATCTACAACTGCAACGGGTAGAAAACAGCTACTGACTGCAAAACATTATGTTGAAACACGATATGCTGGTTCGGAAGTTATTTATGGTGATACGGATTCCATTTTCGTCAATTTTAAACCACGCCATCCTGAAACAGGTGAATTATTGAAAGGTAAAGAAGGATTAGTAAGAAGTATTGAACTTGGTAAGGAAGTTAGTCGGGGAATTCGCGGTATTTTGAAAAATCCGCAAAATCTGGGGTATGAAAAAACATTTTATCCGTTTGTAATTTTCAGTAAAAAAAGGTATATTGGTAATAAATACGAGGAAGACCCCAATAAATTTAAACAAGCATCGATGGGAATCGTTCTTCGTAGGCGAGATAATTGCCCACTAGTTAAAATATTCTTCGGTGGTGTTATTGACATTCTTATGAATAAACGTGATTTTCGCGCGGCTGCAGAATATTGTAATGCATGTTGTGTTAATTTAATAGGAAATGCATATCCTATTGAGAAATTAACCATAAGCAAAATGTTGAATTCGCATTATAAAAATCCGGATACAATTGCCCATAAAGTATTAGCGGATAGAATAGGTGAGCGTGAAGCTGGAAATCGTCCGCAAAATGGAGATCGAATTCCATATGTATTCATTATGAATCCAAACGCAGTTCTTCAAGCGGATAAAATAGAAAATCCAACATATATAATAACAAATAATCTAAATGTCGATTATAAATACTATATAACAAACCAAATTTCCAAACCAGTTGGACAAATATTCGCACTATTTATTGAAAAATTGGATACACGTTATCCACAGTCATATTGGGACGCACAATTAACGAAACTATTGGATGCTGGGAAGGATGAATACGATGCGCGAAAAAAGGTTATGGAAAACCGGAATAAGATTGCGATTAAATACGTTTTTGATAGACACGTTCAAGAACTTCAACGCAGTGAAAATCTACTATTTCACCACCAACCAACGATAAAGAGCTTTTTCACTGGGGGGAAGGTGGTATAATAACATTATTGATGTATCCTTTGAGTAAATCGGTATTGACTAACAATTTGCGTACAAGTAGTCGAACATTCTCTGTTGCAGGTCCTAATGTGCTTCCATTAATGGGTGCCTTGATTGTAATAATTGTTCCGGTCATACTAATATCACTAATAACCGCATTAACACGTGTTTTATCAACAATGAATGGAGATAACGCAACTGTTTTTTTTAAAATGGATACAAAATAATCAACATTTAGAGTTGGTAAATTTGTTATTGTAATTGGAATATCAACTATAATGACGGTATCACGTGAATAATTGATAAAATTCGATTCTGATATTTTATTGTTTGGTATAACAGTTTTTATATTCCCTGGTGTAACAATTGTCGTTTTAAATAAATTAAATTCTATAACTTTTCCAATATTACCATTGATATTAATTACATCGTTTATTTTGTACATGTCGTGAATAATAATCATTATACTTGCCGATATTTGTTTAATCACATCTTGGAGTCCCAAAGCAATAGCTAAACCGGCACAAC